CTATCGCCTGTACCTACACCAATAGAAGTACGGAGTGTTGCACCACTCTCAGCTACAGGATCACCTGTTCCATCTCCTACTATCATTTGTCCATCAGTTAGAACCGCCATAGCAGTTATTGCACCAGTACCTGATCCTAAAAGTACACCGCCATCTGTAAGAGTAGAAACTCCTGTACCACCGTCTGCTACAACAATATCAGTAATTCCAGTAACTGAACCACCTTCAATGTTAGCTATTAATGTACCTACAGCATATCCTGTACCACTAGTATTAACTGTAGTGTTGGGAGCAGCTTGTAAGTCTTTAAAGAGTTTAAACTTACCGCTATCATTAGCATCTCTAAATAGACCTGCATATAAGTCTTGTGATCCTGAAGTATCATACAGACCATAGAAGCCTATATCAACAGTATCAGCACCACCATTACCTGAAGCTAAAATAATAAGAGGGTCTTCTACTGAAAGTGTAGCCGTGTTAACAGTGGTAGTGTCTCCATTAACTGTAAGATCACCTGTTACTACTAATGCTCCTCCAACATTTAAAGTACTAGCTAGTGACACAACACCTGCTGCTGTCATCTCAAAGTCACTTGTGTCTGCTAGTGCAGTAGCAGAGTGTATCTTAAAGATGTCGCTATCGCTATCATCAATACCAATAACAAACTTTGTTGCACCGCCTGATTGTAAATTGAGGGCTACGTCACCTGAACCAGCAGCTACATTAGCTGTATACCCAGCAGAGGTAATAACACCGCTTGTTGTGTCATCTCCACTATTAATTAAAAAAGCATCATCTACGTTAAGAGTGTTAGTAGCTAAAGTAATATTAGTACCAGCTACCAGAGCAGTCTTATTTATAGTTATAGCCGCACCAGAAGCTACACTAGCATTTACAACTGCGTTAGCTGCTAACTCATCAGCACCTACTGCATCATCAGCTAACATAGCATTTTCTACTGCACCATTAGCAATAGTAATTGCACCTGAAGATGCTAACGTAACGTCACCTGACACAGCTACAGGATTATAATTAGTACCATCACCTACTAATAGATGCCCTGCCGTGTTAGTAGCCATAACAAGATCATCACCAGAAATAGTTAGATCACCTGTAACGGTCATATTACCAGCCGCTACGACACGACCAGCATCAGACATATCTAGTGTTAATGAAGTAACTCCAGCACCACCATCATTACCTTTAAAGATAATATCTTTATCAGATACTTTAGATTCTAGTATAACGTCACTGCTACTATTATGTACACGTAACATTTCAGTACCATCGTCTTCGTAGATAATGCCACTAGCTGCTGTACCTGCGTCTAATGTAATACCACCAGCAGACTCTAGATTAATGGAGTCTACTGCAGTACCGTCAGATACTACATCTAAGTCACCATCTGCGTTAGAGTGTATGTAAGTACCAGTATCATTAAAAAGAAGTTTTTCTGTAGTATTTAATAGTATATCATCAGTAAACTTAAAGTAGTCTTCATCTTCCATCCACGTAAGAACACCATCATTTGTCTCGCCATCAAATGTAACTACTACATCAGTTCCTGCAGTACCTAAACCAAATGTTATAGCATGACTACGTAGTGCAGCAAGATTGCCACCGTTACCTGCTGTACCGTCGTGTGTGTGGCCTGTTGTACCAAAGGCTGTTACTAATGCGTCAAATTCATCATTAGAATCTGCTGCTGCGATTGTATCACCTGTAGCAAAGGTACTTACTCTTGTTGCATAACCTGTCATTTTACATTCTAGCTCCCGGTGTAAATTCTAATTCAAAACCTTTAAGTGTTATAGGTGCATTGCTACTTGTGTCTTCTAGTCTGACTACTACGGTAAAACCACTACCCTCTACAGATTGTCTAACGATAGGCATACCTTCTGCGTCATATACTGCTGAACCATACAAACTACTTCCGTAGATAGCTGCAGTATCTGCTGTAGTAAGATTGTATGCTGTTGGTTGAGGTGTAGCAGCATCCTCAAAGTCGTACTTAACAAATAGATTAACATCAACAGATCCTTCAGGATCATAGTTTACGTTGATACGTTGCATAATTTTACGTATACCTGCATCGCCCATAGTCAGATCAGGAGAGCGATAAATAGCTTTCATTGCTGTACCGTCAAAGCTATTACCTGTTTCTTGTAGATAGATGTAACCATCATATCCACCGTGTATTACTTGTTCTACTCCTGAGATGAAACCTGAAACACAACAAGAAGGTTTTAAACCTCTAATGTCACTGTATTCCCAACCTACTTGTCCTGAAGGATTAGCTTTTAATACACCAATAATACCTTTTGCGGCTGAGACTGAGCCTCCATCTTTAGGATAAAACAAACGATACTGACTCTTACTGCGAATAATAACAGAGGATATCTTTTCAAAACCTATATCACTAATACGATCCTGTATCTGTTTAGAAACTGTGCCTAACTCTACGTCACCAATACGTGCTGTACCTGCAATAGTACGTAGACCATCAGGTGCTAGAAAGATAACATCTCCACCTATTTCCTGCACACTAAAAGCATCTGAGCAACCAACGTTACGAGATACAGGAGCTATAACAAAATCAGCTAAAGCGTTACCTGTTAACTTGTAGATACGATCTTCACAGAATATTATTAAAGAGTCACGAAAAGACTTTAAAGCAACTATAGTGCTGTCTACGTTTAGTATTCCTGCTCCGTTAGAAGCTGTAAAATCATTCTCGTCACCTAGTGAAGAAAACTGTAAAGAGTTAGGATTAGAACTCATACCTGAAAAAAACATATGATTCTTAAAAGCTGCAACCATACTAGGATCAATAGGTGCAGTGCCTAACCCATCAAATACTACATTACCGCTTACTGATCCACTACTTGCTGTAGATAATGTTACAGTAGTACTAGAAATACTAGAGACAGTAGAGCCTCCAGCTACATTAGTACCAGTTACGTACATTCCTGCTACAATACCAGCAGCACTACCTACAGTAAGAGAAGTTGAAGCTCCTGTAGTAGAACCAGTAGTTGTAACATTAGTAGCATTACCTTTAATGTCAGTTACTGTAGTGCCATTATATAGTGAAGCAGCATTAGCGCCATCAACAAAGATAAGACGCTCCTCGTTAGTTGTAAAGTTATATGTCTCAAAACGATAGCGTCCTGCAGAGGTACGACCAGAGTCAATAGAGGTCCAAGCACTACCTGTACCTGTATAGACAGAGGTACTTTGAGCAACTACTACACTATTATTGAATACTGCTACACCTAAAATAACAGAAGTAGCTCCACCCACTTGTGTACTAGAATATTTACTTGTACCACTTAAACGTCTATAACCTCCTTTAACAGAGGGTTCAAAGTTCTGTAGTATTGTTGCTGCACCTACAGGCATTGTGTAGACATCTCTGTCTAGCACTAAACCTCCTGCAGTGGTAACAACATACGGAGATATATATTCGGGTGCTGTTATATCAGCCATATTAGGTGTTCACTCCTACAAACCTCTTCGTAGTTCCTGTAATACCTGAAGGATAAAAATAGTTTTGATGATTAAGTAGCTCTACTCTCATACGTTTAATACCTTCTAGATAATCTTTTTCTGATAGTTGCGCTCCTGCCATATTAGCTCTCATCATATAAGCGTAATATTTACCCCTGTTGACTACTATGTCATGAAATCTACTAGGAAGAGTAGGTAGATCATTGTAAGCAGAAAGGTCTGTGTGTGTTTTATAGTAGTCAAAAGTTACCGTATAGGCACTCTTGTCAGGTATAGGACTGAAACCGTAGAAAGCGTTATCTTGTGTACGATACACATATCTAGGAAGGCTAAATTGACTTGCGCTTGTAGTATTGAGATCACCTTCACTGTGTGAGTCTAGCCATTCAGTATAGGAAAGATACGCTAAACGTTGAGGAGCAAAGTTCTCAGTAGTCTCTACTGTTTCTACGTCGTAGTTAGCAGAAGCGGTATTAGCAAATCCTATATAAATAGTAGCAGCAGTAGAGGTAAATCTAGTAGTATTATACTCTCCATCTCCTATGTTGTCAATAGTTAATGTGTTAGAAGATATCTCTGTACCGCCAGAAGTTGTACCTATCTTAATAGATATATCTCCACCAAAGGTACGAGTACGTACTATATAGTCCTTACCGACTACTGTGCTAACAGCTTGTGTTATCTCTGAGGCATTTAAACGTGCTGCACCATCACCTCTAGCTTTAGTGTGAAAAGGACTACCTGTCACAGTAGTCCAATCACTTAGATTAGTAGAGAAGCTTCCGTTAGTAATAAGATCAACAGGAGTAAGCATGAAGGAGCTAAAGTTAATCTTTCTAGAATCAGAAGGATAATCATATAATCTTTTACCTGCAGTAAGCTGTTGTTCAAAGCTCTTGTATAAATAAGACCACTCTACTTCTGCATTGTACACATCATGAATAGCTTTATTGACTACATTCTTTACCATCGTCTGAACACCTCTAGCAGAGGCAAAAGTAGTAGCAGTTAGCTCTACTTCATTTAGTTCGTTTAGTACACGATTAGTAAGTTCTAGATAATTTGCCATTGTTAGTCCTTGTACTTTGGTTTACGAACACCACCACCTTTAGCGTAGGGTTTGTATATACTTTGTTTTTTAGTGTTAGAAGGAGTATTTAAGCCAGAAAGATAAGCTGCTTGATTGTACTTTTTAGGTCCACGGGCTACACTTCCAAAGAGAGAAGTTGGTGTGCTTGTAGAAGCTGGTTTTGCTTTACTAAATAGTTTTCCAAGGCTTGAAGTTGAAGATTTTTTAGGTGGTCTAGCAATATAGGGTTTTGTTTGAGTAGGATTTCTTGAAGGAGTTGAAGTTTTTTGTGAACGTGACTTGTTAAAAGCGTTTCTTTCAGCAGGAGTTAAAGATGAACGTTTTGGCGTAGGAGTAGAACGTCTTCCTTCAAATCGATCCTCCATTCTTTTTACCATAGCGCGATAGTCTTTTATAGATTCTCCCGGTTTTCTAAGTCTAGGACGCATTTTGTTAATCCTTATATTTAGCTACTCTACCACCGTAAGAGTACATCTTACCTTTCTTTGCCATGCCACCACCCATGTAGTATTGCGGCATCTGTTTCTTCTTAGGTGAGGATGTCTTCTTGGCTGACATGTCGGCTGCACCTACTCTGCCACCGTCTTGATAAAGAGAATTTAAAATACCTTTTGCTTCTGCAATATCTGCTTTAGTAGGTTTTGAAGGAACACCTACATTCCTAACTTTTTTAATAGCGCCTTCTTTTCTCATATTTTTAAGAACTGCTGCTGCGTACTCTCTATCAAGACTTGTATCTGGTTTTTCCATATTATTTTCCTAGTGTTAAGTTGCAGCAAAGACACGTACATTAGCAGTACTGCCTGAAGTGTTATAGCATTCTATACGATCTATTGTATCAGCCGACCACGTAGTCTCCCACGTATCAATTTCAGTCTGATGATTACTTTCATTAAACGTGCCAGCCATGTCACCCATGTTACGACTGTCATCACTACCTAGTACAAACGGTACACCAGCTATTAATTTAACACAAAAACCATTTTCTATGTTAGATGCTGCTAACGTACCACCCTCATTACAGACGAGTTGTAACTCAACAGATTGATCTGACTCTATCCACATAAAGTCAAAGTCTGTTAATAACGTATCATTCCATATTTCAACAAGAGTACTATTAGTAATAGAATAACGTTTATCAAAGTAATGAGTTATAGTTAGAGAGTCTGTAGCCGTAGTACTTCCTCCAGTGATAGTGTGTGTATCATCATCAGGAATATCTACGGTAAAGTGCGTAGTTAAATTGAGGGTAGCCATAAGTTAGTTGCTCCATTCTTTCTTTAGATAATTCTGAATTAGGTTGGCTTTAGTAAACATATTTTTATCTTTGGTTGAACCTACATAGGTGGTTATTTCAAATAGATTGTGTAATATGTACGATTGTTCGTAGGAGATGTTAGAGGAAATCCATCCTACTATATTCTTTCGTACTCCCTCAGTAATTTTTTCTACACCATGAGGGTATATAATGGGAAAGATAGCCATCTCTCCTGCTTTTAACTTTTTAGCTATTCGTCCTACAGGAGTCTGTAATATAAACTCTCCACCTTCATAATCTTCTTCTAGATTTATACTAAAACCATAATCAAAGAAAACATTGTTAGACTTAGGTTGTGCTTTAAATTCATCTATGTGTAGGTCGTAGTAATCATCTTTCTTGTATTGATTGTAGAAGTTAACGGACACTCTGGTAGGACAATAAACACTATCCATGTAGTAGGTGTCGTATAGTCTGTTAGTGACTATCTTTCTAACGTCATCAGGAATGTTAGTAGCTTCTGTATTACGTTTCATTCCTTCTTCTGATTGTGTTTGTTTGCCGTCTTTAAAGTTATGTTGTTTAATACTTTTAGAACATATCTTAATATCATCTTCATTCAGTATCTTAAAAAAACGCATGATTGTATTTCCTTTTTTTCATTACAATATCAAATCATATCAAAGAAAGTGTAGGGTTTTTACACAGAACCCTACAAAACTGTTGTAATGTTACGTACCCGTAGATACAGTTGCTGATTCAACAGGATTAGTAGAAATATCCACTAACACAACATGTATACGAAAACGTAGAGCCGTTTCTCCTGTTGAGCCACCGTCAAGAACGAGAGCATCAATAGTATCTGCAGCAGTAAGAATACGAGCATTAGCGCCCGATACACCTATAGCAGCTTCTAAAAACGGAGAAAAACCAGCGGCTAATGGAGAACCGTCAAGAAAACAGTCAATATCTCCACCAGTAAAGCCAATATCCATTGTGACTTGACCATTACCACGAACTTCTAGAACTTCTAGACAGCCCGAAACAATCATGGTATCTGCAGGAACGTCAATCAATTGAATGATGTCACCTCCAACACCACCACCATCAACGGTATCCCACACAGGAGAAGTCATAACATATGGAACAGCAGCATTGGAAGGATGTCCAATAGTGCCACCACCTGTTGTAGTACGATTATAAGTAGTCATTATTCAGTTCCTCCTTTAACTATCTAGGTCCATAAGACCGTTAAATACACCTTTGTATCCATCACCCGAACCACGAATAACTTTACGTCCAAATACGTGTAGACCACGTACAATGTCAGCAAAACTATTAGGATCACGAATAACTTCTGTCTTAGCAATATGTGATGCTGTAACAGCAGCAGACATATGACCGTAGATTATAAGCGTTTGTCCAGAAGTACCAGAACTACCAAAAACACTTGTTGCAGCAGAACCAGTAGTTCCTACACCAATAGCATTGGATTGATACATGCTAAAACCATGTAGCTTCTGTTCAGTTACTTTACCGTTTAGAAGTGGAGATTGTGATCCACCTGTAATGGACATGTCCATAATTTTAGAGGCAGCACTACGCAGAACTTGATAGAACTGTGGAGCAGCAACTAAATAACGGTTTTCTTCTGGTACATCGTTCTTATCTAATTCAGCGGCAGCTTGAGCCACTAGATCAGCAACTTCATCACCAGTATTGGCAGAAGTTCCCTGAGTACCTAGTGTACCTGTTGAAGCAGCAGAGCCATCATAGATAGCTTTTAGAACGTTGTAGTCATAGGCTTTCTTTAATTGGTATGCACCTGAAGAGGTAGCAAGAGCCTCAAAGTTTAAGTGGCTATGACGTTCTTCGATATCATCGACCTTAAAGGCAAAGTAGTTGCCTTGATCTACTACCAACTGAATTTGGTCATCTGCCAATGCTTCAGTATTAACGGTACTGCCACGCTGATAAGCGTTGACCGAAATGGTAGGTTCTTTGATGATGTTAACGGTATCCCCAAAGTTTTCAATTTCTCCAGCGTAGTCGGTATTAGTGATAGCTTCCGCTACCGATGCACGACGAAAGAATTTGAGAACTTTCTGGGAGTAAATAACGGGTACAAAATTACCTGTTGGTAAATTTCCGTACCCTGCGGCTGTAGTAAATGCCATGATAAACTCCTTTTATATCATAAACTATTTCTTTGTTAGTCTACAGAATCCATAACTCGACCCTCTTTTAAAGCTCTGTCGATTTCTTTTTCGACTTTTTCATACTCATGAGATTTAAGCTTGGATATTTCCTGTACTGACCAAATCTTTTTGTCATTCTGAAAGTCATCTAAAGAACGTTTTGAGTTTGTTCTTGTAACAGCTTGCGCTGCAGAATTTGAAGGACTAGATTGTGATCGTTTTGGTGACTTGAATTTATTGTGAGATTTAGGCGTTTTAATGTTATTATCAGCCTTAAACAAATCAATAACTCTAGCGGCCCATTTAACATCTGTATTATTTTTATAGATGCCATCAGCCATATTAGACGGTTGTTCATCAAGCCAAGAAAGAAATACGTCACTTTCTTTTAGAACGTCAAAGTCAGGATGAATATTAAGGAGTTGCTTCTCGGCAGTTTGTACTACTGCTTCTTGTTCTTTAAGTCGCAAGTCCGAAAGTTTTTCTTCTATTTCTTTAACACGTTCATTAGCTTGAAGAGTAGAGATTGTTTCAACGACATCGTAAACATCAGGATACTTTTCTTTGAACTCATGCAACTCTTCTTCAGTCTTGGGCAACTCTCTAATAGATTGTTTTTTTGCCTCTACGGATATCTTAGCATTAATAAGTTCTTTTTCTTGTCTCCATTCGTTTAACTTAGTGTCATAGTGACGTTTTAAATCATCATAACGCTTTTTAAAGTCGTGAGTTTGTTCTCCATTCTTTTTACTAGAAGCCAAACCTTCATGTTGAGCTAACTGTTGACGAGTAGCCTCTAAGGGGTCATCAAATTCTTGCTCTTCTTCTTCGTTAAAAGTTGGTTCTTCTAGATTACGCCTGTATGAATTCTGATACGGGGTAGGCTCTAGTTCTTCTTGAGTTTGTTCTTCCTCATTTAAATTGTTATCAACCATAGTTTACCTCTCCTTCTAATGGGGCTGTACGTTGTTGTGTACAGGTTGCCTCGGTAGGTTTATTAATGACGGGGCCATGTAAAGATTACACAGGTAGCCGTCTACGCTAGAAACAACGTTTGGAATTCCTTATTACGTTGCTCTAATTCTTTTTTCACACCGTTACCTGATGTGTAATATCTTTTATATTCTTGTGACATGACTTCTGTGTTGTCATCTATTACTGCGTTAACAAACTTAGGAAACTTACGTAAACCGTTACCACCTAAGTTGTACGCAAAGTCTATTATCATTTCTTGACTGTTTACACAGAGATCATCAAAGGATGCATTGAAGTGTTGTGATAGTACAGTAGAGGCTGAGTCACTAGCAATATGTATATCTTCTACTAGTAGATCATCAATCTCTATATCTGTTAAACCTTTAGCGGCTTGCTCTAGTTCAGAGTTTAGTAGCTTATGTCCGTAGCCTATTGTGTCATTACCGCCTTCAGGAGAAGCATGAGAGTACCAAAGTTCATCATCATTGTTCCAGCCTGTCTTACCGCCATTCTCAACTTTCTTGAGATACTCTATAAACACATCAGAAATCATACTAGCTTCTCATCTGTACGTTGTTTGGTCAGAAAGGACTTTTCGTAACCCGATAACACGTTAAGAGCGTCTTGAGCATTTTGTCTCATCTGAGATACGTTCTTTGGAGTTATGTCTTTAGGTTCAAAGCCTAATCCTTGATGTATTTGTCCACCGTTTGCGTATCCTGAAGGTGCAGAGAAACCCTGTTTAACTGTTTGACCGTTAGGTGTTACCATAGCAGGTTGTTGTGCCATAGTACGCCTTTGTTCGTTTGTAGCATCAGAGGTATCTTGTTCTAGTATTTCTGCGTCTTTGTCCTTAGAGATTACAAAACCACCTTTTTCCATCATAGGCATTGCAGGAGCGCCTTGTGGCGGCATAGCTGCTTGTGGCATACTCTGTGGCGGCATAGCCTCTTGTGGCATAGCTTCAGGCGGCATAGCCTCTTGTGGCATAGGCTCTGGCGGCATAGCTGGTGCTTCCTGTGCAAAACCTTCTTGCATTGCATCAGTAATAGGTGCTTCTGTTTCTTGTTGAGAAGCTGCAGGTTCTTGACCTTCTTTCTCTAATTGCTTACGTAACTCTAGACCTTCT